TGGGTGTAGGAGACGCCACTGCCTATGGCGCTGCCGGCGGCGGAGTCGGCTGGAGCGCAACTTCTGGTTTTGATACGGATGTTCCTCCATAATGGCTAAAGATAAACAAACATATATTGCAAAGTTAGAAAAAGCCATTTCACAAAAGTATGGCGATGATGCGATTAATAATCCACGACGTTTTTGGTCTGAGGATAAAGAGAAGGAGTATGTTACTCAATCTCAAGAAGAGCGCAAGAAATTTGCTAAATTGGCTGAATCCCGAGACAAAGTAGAACAAGACGGATTTTTAATAAACAAAAAACTACTTACTAAAGACACCAATAGGACTTGTCCCATTTGTGAAAAATATTCTTTTCATCCGCGAGATGATTTGTATATGAATAAGTTTGAAGCCTGCTTCGGATGCTATATACAGTGGATCGAGGAACGAGAAGAGAGATGGTCAACCGGCTGGAGGCCGAATAGGGAAGATTAATATGGCTACAGTATACGAAATAATTCAAGGAATTAATCAGGCGGCCGCAAATGCATATGACGGCGCTCACGATGAATCATTACAAGCAGACGGCCGTGCGCGCACAGCTGGACTTGAGCGCGAAAACGGACACTATATTCATGACCGCCGTGTAATGGATGGCTTTGGAGTTGTTTTTCATGGGCCCATTTTACGAATAAAATATCAAGCAGAAGTAAGGATTAAAGATGTTAAAGACAAAGGATTTGAAGACGACATCATTCAACACCTTAAGGATATTGTGAAATTTCTTAAGAAAGAATATAAAGTTATCACGGGTAACACGCTTACTTTAACGCTAGAAGGCGAGCATCATATCTTGGTGCAGCGTATATCTAACTATCGTACCGATTGTCAAGCCCATTGTGATTATCGAATTGGCGGTCTTGGACATTCTATTGAAGATGTGTCAGGCGAGTCTGAAAAGGACCGTTTAGATAAAGCAGTTCGTGCGTGGCTAGAGCTTGGGCCCAAGAATAAGCGTCCTTCAAACGATACCCGTAAAGGCAAGTAAAAGATGTCATGGGGAATACCCTCACTAAACAAGAGATCCTAAAAGAAATAGTTAAAGCTGGCAAAGATCCAGCTCATTTTACTATAAATTATTGTCGTATATCACATCCGCAAAGGGGCTTGATTCCTTTTAAAGCATACGATTATCAACAGGAACTCCTTGAAAACTTTACCGATTATCGTTTCAATGTCATTTTGAAAGCGCGGCAGCTTGGCATTTCTACAATTACGGCGGCCTATATTGCTTGGTTAATGCTTTTCCATCGTGATAAAAATATTTTGGTTGTAGCCACTAAGCTACAAACTGCAACCAATCTTGTTAAGAAAGTGAAGGCAATTATTAAGCACCTTCCCGATTGGATGAGAATTACAGAAATTATAGTTGATAATAGAACTTCTTTCGAGTTGTCTAACGGCTCGCAGATTAAAGGATCTTCAACTTCTGGCGACGCCGGCCGATCAGAAGCATTATCTTTGTTGGTAATTGACGAGGCGGCCCATGTTGATAAACTTGATGAATTGTGGACAGCCCTATATCCTACGCTATCAACCGGAGGCCGCTGTATTGCACTATCGACCCCAAATGGAGTAGGCAACTGGTTTCATCAAAATTGTGTTGAATCAGAAGCCGGCACAAATGATTTTTATATGACTACTCTGTTATGGGATGCTCACCCCGATAGAGATAAAAAGTGGTTTGAAAAAGAAACCAAGAATATGTCAAAGCGTCAGATCGCTCAAGAGCTGGAATGTAACTTCAATGTTTCTGGGGAAACAGTTATTCATCCCGATGACATACAGTGGTACTTAGAGAAAACGACGGCTCCTGTGTATAGAACCGGGTTTGATAGAAATTATTGGATTTGGAAACAACACCAACCGGAAAAACCATATTTGATTGTAGCCGATGTCGCTCGCGGAGACGGGAAAGACAATAGTGCATTCCATATATTTGAATTAGAAACAATGGAAGTGGTAGGAGAGTATGTAGGAAAACCCACACCAGATGACTTTGCGGACATGCTTTATGGTGTGGCAGCAGAATATAATAATCCGATGGTTGTTATAGAAAACAACAACATAGGTTATGCAGTACTTAAAAAATTAATAGATAAGGGGTATCCTAACCTATATCACTCCAGAAAGGGAGACCACCAATACATCGATCCGTTGTCGGCCCAATGGCAGTCAAATGTTATTCCAGGGTTTACGACATCTTCAAAAACAAGACCTTTGATTGTGGCGAAAATGGAAGAGTTTATGCGTAACAAACTAATTATAATTAACTCGAATCGGTTGCTTTCAGAAATGAAGACGTTTATCTGGAATCATGGAAGGCCGCAGGCGATGCGTAGTTATAACGATGATCTAGTGATGTCGTTTGCTATTGGATGTTGGGTGAGAGACACGGTAATTGTTGAAAGTCAGAAAAATATTGAGTATAGTAAGCAGTTTTTGTCTTCTATCTCGACGTCTACGACAGAAATTTCTACGACAATTCCAGGTATGCAAGGACATAAGATGACAAAAGAGAATCAAAGAACAGCAGAAGGAGTAAGTTTTAACGAACAGTATATGGCGTTAATAAAAGGTTAAAAAATGGCACACGAGAAAAATACAAGAAACCCCGCAGCTCCTTTATTTAAGAGATTAACACGCCTCCTGTCGGGCCCGATTGTTAATTATCGGACACAAGTGGCACGTCAAGAGCGCCGCAACGATCTTGACAAATATCGCTACCGTTTCCGTTCTATGAGCGGACAAGAGTTTAAGCGCTCCGATAATAATTTATCACAAAACTATAACTTATTTACCTCCGCAGCATTTCGCAATCAAAACCGGGCTGAACGATATATTGATTTTGAACAAATGGAGTATATGCCAGAGATCGCGTCTGCCTTAGATATTTATGCAGACGAGATGACAACTTCTAATGAGTATGATCGTCTGTTAAATATTGATTGCTTAAACCACGAAATTAAAACAATTCTAGAATCTCTTTTTTATGATGCATTGAATATTGAATTTAATATGTTCGGCTGGGCGCGCTCGATGTGTAAGTATGGAGACTTTTTTCTTTATTTAGATATTGATGAAAAGCTAGGAGTTACTTCGGTAATCGGAATGCCAAACGTTGAAGTAGAGCGCCTTGAAGGTCAGGATACATCAAACCCAAGTTATGTTCAATATCAGTGGAATGGCGCGGGCATGACTTTTGAGAATTGGCAGGTTGCACACTTTCGTATTCTCGGTAATGATCGCTATTCCCCTTACGGTACGTCGGTTCTCGACCCGGCACGACGTATCTGGCGCCAGCTCGTACTTTTAGAGGATGCCATGATTGCTTATCGTGTGGTCCGCGCACCAGAGCGCCGCATCTTTAAGATTGATGTAGGCAATATCCCCCCACAAGATGTTCCACAATATATGGAAAAGGTTAAAACAGAAATGAAGCGGAATCAACTGATAGATGCTAGTAATGGACGAGTGGATCTTCGGTATAATCCTTTGTCTCTTGAAGAAGATTATTTTATTCCCATGCGCGGTGGGGTGGGGTCGGATATTACATCTCTCGTAGGCGCCAGCTCTCTCAACGATATTGATGATGTTAAGTACTTAAGAGATAAACTTTTTGCCGCAATTAAAGTTCCACAATCATACCTCACCAATCTTGAGGGGGGCGACGAAGATAAAACGACACTAGCTCAGAAAGATATCCGGTTTGCTAGGACAATTCATAGACTTCAAAGATCGATAATTTCTGAATTAGAAAAGATGGCAATTGTTCATTTATATACTTTAGGCTATCGTGGTGACGATCTTTTATCATTTAAGATAAGTCTTAATAATCCGTCTAGGTTGGCTGAACTGCAACAGCTTGAGTATATGAGAACCAAGTTTGAGACTGCAACCGCAGTTCCCGAAGGCACATATAGTAAAAGATGGGTAGCGTCCAATATACTTGGTCTTTCAGATTCAGAGTTCCTTAGAAACCAGCGTGAAACTTTTTATGATCGCAAATATCAGCAGGCCCTCGAAGGCCTCGCCGAATCGGACGCTCTTGAAGAAGCTGGGGGCGGTCTTGGAGGCCTTGGAGGTGAAGGCGCCCTTGGAGAGCTTGGAGGGGATGAAGGCCTTGGAGAGATTGAGGGTGCGGAACCGTTGGGAGATCTCGGAGGCGAGGAGGAGGAGACGCTATTAACTGCTCCGGGCCGTACGGAAGATGATGCTACCAGGCATCAAGGCGCCCCACACAAGCCATCCGGTCCAGATGGTCGCACT